AATTAAACTTTCACCTATCAAACTTTCAATGCCTGAGTAAACACCCTTCTTGGTTGTTGTTAGTCCTATAGTCGAAGTTGCTTTTGCTACATCTGCATTTACTATCGTTGCGCTTGCAGTCGCAGTAGAAATTGTTGTAGTACCCGCAGAAAAATCTATCCCTGTATCTTCATGAAGAACTGCATAGCCGGCATGTAGACTAGATGAGTTGGTTCCATCAAGTGCTACGTCATCAAAGTCATCGGTGTCTTGTAAGAGAATATTATTAACATCATTTGTTAAACCAGACTCCATAACAATTAGGTTAGATGGGTCGTTTGTTCCACTAGCGTCTATTGCATTAAAAATTATCTTAGCACCAGCATTCGTACTTGATGCATCAGTTCCGTTGAGAATTATCTCGCCCACTGTTTCAACACTACTATTAAAAACAAGTCGATCACCAGCACCATATTGAAGGCTAGGATTAGAAGTCTCCTGTACAAACTTAATTTGTCTTGGGCCGGTAAGAAATTCTGTTGTCTCACTTTCTGAAACGATATAATCATAATTTTCTGATATTAAAACACCAGCATCTCCTGTTCCAGATTGAAGTTGGAGAGTTCCAGTTTCCAAAGTAATTTGAGAAAGTCTCCTTTCGGCAAACTCCATAACAAGTTCACCTTGATTGTCTTCTAATAAAATATAATCCGTATATGCATATGAACTATTAAGAACAACATTATCACCATCCTCATAAATAAAATTATCTCCTGTAACAATAGCACCATTTAGAGTTATATTAGAATCAGTATATTGTGTATCTGTAAGATTATCTTCTAACCGAATCCCTTCTTCCGTGTTACCTTCACTGGTTGCTCTAATTCTATCCTCTAAAGAAACAGATAAAACCTGTGTTGTAGTATCATAACCCCTCACCGTTCCTGTATGTGATGTTAGTGTGTCTGCTAAAGTAAATGTTCCTGTAACATCCTTTACAACAAAATTTGCCCGGAAATCTAGGGTTGGTGCTTCACTATAATTAAAGCCTGGGTTTGAAATATTAACAGATTGGGCTCTACCAATATCTGTAGTTGTTGCAAGAATATTTGCACCACTACCATATCTGGTTTTTATCGATGTTGTTGGAAGTTTAGAATACCCCTTACCCGTTTCAAACACTCTTACTAAAGTGATATCTCCGGCTTGTCTTGTTGCATCACCAGCGCCGGGAGTTGTTTCACCACTTGAATATTCCTCCAACATAAAACCATCATTGTTATTTCTATCAATATCAAGAGTCTCTACATATATTGAACTTTCAAACTCAAGACGATCCCCCATAACAGCTTCTGTGTTTATATCACCAGTATAAGAAGCAGCATTACCAGATTCACTATACAAACTATTCATGGGAAAATTATAATCCCCACCCCAAAGCGTGTATGTGGTAGAATCGTAAGAACCCTGAACGGTTTGTATGTCCGACTTTGGAGAATAGAAAGTGATGCCTGGATATTCTAGAAAGGTGTAACTATTAATCGTTGTTGGTAATGACTCAAAAGTTAGAACATCATTATTAGATAAGGCTACAGTTTCAGATAATGTGATTGATGATTGACTAGCAATTGCACTAACAGTTACATTTGAACCAGCACTAATGTTGGTTCCCCTAACTCGCATCCCTGTAACAATGGTATTAACATTTGTATCAAGTGCCACAGTTTTTGATGTAAGTACCACACCATTAACAGTTGCTTTGGCTTTGTTAATTGTTGACTCTGTTGCATTAATTAATGATGTGTAAATGGGGTAATAATAGCCTTGTGTGATTGATGTGTCTGTATTGGTGCCAAGAACTGCATATGGTTCTTCTGCTTCATATGTTCCTCTTTCAAGTTCAACATTATAATACTCAACAAATTCATTGGAACCATCCTCTTGTATAATCCTGTCTGAATCTGTTTCGTCAAGAATAGAACCATGAATAACAGCAACTTTCCCTAGTGCTGTTTGTGTCCTTCCATCTTCGTCACTGTGATCAGGAAACACCACAAGATCACCAACTTCATAATTAGTGCCACCATCATCAACAACAACCCCACTAACCGAACCTCGTTTAACTCCATTTATTCGTGCATTAACATCACCAGACCCAAATGCACTAGAACTGTCTAAGTCAATAACATCGTTATCTGAATATAGAATACCATCATTTGTTATGGGTGCAGCTGAAAAAATTTGACGAATGGTAAATTTTATTGTTGCATCTAAAGAACTAGAAACACCGCTGATTATTTCATCGGTAACAAAGGTTCCTTCTATGGGCGATATTTGAAATTCTGTATATGATACTCCAGCACCAATAGCAAATAATGTTGAATCTTCAATAAGGGCAGTAGCGTCAGACGTTGCTCCTGTAATAGTTTGTCCTATTAAATCTGAACCAGTAGCAATTGCGTCTACAGGTTCACACCGAATAATGGTTGGTTCATCCCAATCAGAATCAGAGGGACGCAACATATATTGGTTTGGATAAAATACATCAGCGTCTACATCCAAAAGGATTCTCATAAAGAGTTTTGCAGCCTCTTTGGTTCCCTTCCTTCTATACAGTTCACGAATATTTTTTACAAGGTTTCTTTTTTCAAGGCCGGTAGCTAATTTATTAGGAATGGCGTTCATAAAACTTTCACGGAACTGTTCTATGAAATCGTAAATCGTATTGTCTATATCGGCATACGCTAATAATTGTTGGATGTTTTGTACAGGACTTGCTCTGTACTGGGTTACTGTGCCGGTAGCACCAGAGGTTCCGCCCGTAACGGTTTCCCCTGTTTCAAATTTTTGTTGGGATGTAATAAACAAACGTGGTTTAGTGGCGTGGCCTAAATCCTCAACCAGAACCTCAGCAGTTGCATTGGACGTTCCACCAGTAATTGTTTCAGCGGCAACAAACTTGCCCGTTGTTCCTGAACCGCTTTCGGTAACGATCAGTCCACCGTCTTCACGAAGAAGGTTGGATGCAGTGTCCAATTCTAACAAGACATTATCGATATCAACAGTAAGCCGAAGTTCACCCGACTCTAAATATTTGTAATATGATTTTAAAAAATTAGAAAAGTTAGGGTGATCAGCAGCAATGAATTCTGGAAGTTGGCCATCAATTTGAGTGCTAACTTTATTGATTAAACTTGGGGACCAATTAGAATCAAAAGGAGCCATGATTAGAAACTCGATGGTGTTGATGGATATGCAGATGTCGCAACATAAGTAGATGTTCCTGATGCATCAGAAGTTTCAATAGTATCTATTGCTCCTGAAACTGTCGAATTAACAGTATCAATTTCTAATATTGTATTTCTTACAGGAACAATATCGTGTGAATTAGGAATAACAGTGAGCCGTATTTGGGTAGATGATGCATCATCGACATTGGACACAGCATTTATATATATTGGTGATATACTGATTGAACCTTCAGAATAATTAATTGTTCCGGCTGTAGAGGAATAATATGTTCTAACACCAGCAACCAAATAATAAATCCTAAGATTTTCTTCACCATCATCATCAAAAAACATTTCGTTTGTGTTGCCACTCACATAGAAACCTGTAGATGCAGTAATTCCACCACCATCGGCATTGTGGCCAGAGTGTGGATTATAGAAAGCATTACTGAAGTTTAATTTATATGAATACGAACCAGTTGTCGTTGGAGTAAAATATTTAGCCATTGTAATGTTAATAGTATTGCTAACAATAGAGGTGTCTGTATTATCAACCGCATAGACCATTTTAGAATATCTGAAAACATCAACAAAAGTTTTTAAATTACTTTCGTTGTAATTTGATATGGTAGTATCGATTAAGGTTTCTAAGCTTTCTACTGTTTTCGTTGTTGCACTAGAATCATATTTAAAATTTACAACAAGTATGAGGTATAGCGTTTCTGGATCAACCACTACAGGGGTTATTGACGCAACGGTATATGGAGCCAGGTCACTAACAAGGGTTTCTTTCTGTACTTCATTTAAATTTCTTCCTGTTGTAGATTTAACACTGATAAAAACCTTTCCATATTCAGCTGTGTCTACAACACCATCTGCAGCAGTATATGAACCACTCTCGCCACCCCAAACAGAAACTGCTTGGGTGTTGGGGAAAAGTTGTTTAACATAAGTTTTATAATCTTCTGTGGTTACACACCTTCCTTGTGATGCATAATCTAGCGGTGCATTAAGTTTAATTGATCTGGGTGACTCTGGTTCTGCACCTCCAACAGAATCCGACACGGTAGTAACTGTAACAGAAGAAACGCCACTGATTGTAGCTGCATTTGTAAATGTGCTTCCACCATTACCAAGTGTCTTGTTTGTAACTACATATTCTAAGATAATAATGTTCCCATCCGTAACTGCTTTACTAAGAATACCATCACCAAAATAAACTTCATACTTTCCAGCCTCAACCTCTTGTAAGAAATAAACTGTACTCGTAGATGTTAATAAAGCAATATCAGTTGCCAGAGTATAGGTTGTCGTGGTACTATCTGATAAAGAGGTTTGAACTTTAACTCTTAACGTAGAAGTATCAGCACGATTATCATTAATAACAAACCTCTGTTCTACATTGGTACTGTCAACGCTATATCTTGTGGTAATCCACGACCCTTCATAAATGTCCGTATCAGAAAACAAAATAGTACTGCCAGTGAGAGTTTTTGTTACATCAGCGATAGTAATAAATTGATATGAGTCTTCATTAATAGTTGCGTTGAACACTGTGCCGGCCGGCATTGTAGCTGATGTGTCTGATGTATTTAAAGCAACGTTGACAACAGCTGTTGCGGCTCGGGCAGATGTGGGTGTATAACCCAAAGTTTTAGCATGTGAACTAATACTTGATCTCAGGGCGGCACTGTCAAGGAACATCTCGTTTGCAAGCATGTTAGCATTAAACCCAAGATAGTGAGTGTTGTATGCGAGAACATCCAACAGAGAACTCATACCAGAACCTTCGAAATCATAGTCTGTAAATTCTGTTTGGTTTTTCAGAAAAATTTTTAAGTTTGATTTTACTTCATCAAAATCAAATTCTGTTACTTGTAGGTTTGTTGTATTTGCCATTATCGTAATGTCTCCAGCATAACTGTCATATCAACAAGTTCAGTAGGAGCATTCTGAACATAGAACTCAATCGTTATTTCATAAGCGTTTCTGTCTAAATCAGGTGTTGCCCTGACACCAATAAGTCGGGCTCGAGGTTCAAAATTTTCTATAACGTCCTCTACTCTTTGTGATAAGGCAAAGGCAGTTATAGGAGTCATAGGTTCAAATAAAATGCCCGTCACACCAGATGCAATTTCTGGGTGAAACGGTCTTTCATAGGGGTTTGTTAATACGAGATTTCGTATTGACCTTTTGACAGCGGTGACATTTGTAACTTTTGCTATATCTTTATCTGTGGACTTTGCTTTAAAAAATAAATCTAAGTCCTTATAGATTTGGGACGCTCTGTCTTCCCCAGAATATTGTGCATCGATATAAGCATCCTTGTAGCTCATGAGTGTTCCTTTTTATTATATTTATACACCGTCACCTGTATTTTGACTCATAATAAATTGTTTAGGACTTTTCCAAATTTCTTTTGCGCTAACTCTAATAAATGGTTTATTGGTTTCTGTTTTACTGGGGTTTGGAATTGTCACCATAACATTTTTTCCTTTCCTAAATGCGGCTTGCTGATTAAGGGTTCTTTGTAGAGGTGTTGTTTCTTTTCTGGCCTGTTTCCTTACCCACTTACTTACATTTCTACGTTGGCCTTTTGATGTATATTGTGCTCTTGATTTTTTACCCATCAAATTTTCCTTTCACATATTTGAACTTCATTAACTATGGCTTCTATATTGTTGTGCCAATGGTTTAAAAATTTATATACCCTTGGATACTTTGGTTTGACATCTAATGTTTGCCATATAAATTGTTGTAGTATATTCTCATAATCAGGCATCCAGTAATAAACATTTAGTGTAACCAGAACTTTCCTTTTTATTATAATCATTTATATTATACTATCCAATCGGCATCATAGTTGTCTAAATTTTTATGAGAATATCCAGCGCCAATGCTACTTGGAACTACATTTGTTCTTTCCTCTGCTTTCTCCACTTCTGAGAGTACAACTTTAGCCAGTTCACCAGCAGCTGTTGTTATTGTCTTAATAGCATCGGCCGAGGCCACTTTAAATGCACCTGTATCTTCAGTTATTTCTTTAGATGAAACACTAAAACTACTCACAACAGATTTAACCTCTTCTATTTTACTTGTAAGATCAGCGTTCTGTGTTACCTTTGATGCCACCTCTCCTAACGCATTTACTGCTGCCTGTAAAACATCTGCTGGTTTTTGTGTAACTGTATCGCTCCCTGCAACCTTTTGTAAATTTGGAACAAGTGAACAGGGATCGCCACCAGCCAATGCACCACTAACAAGACTGTCTAGGGAACCAACACTACCTAAGGCACTAACAGCAGAACCAAACTCAGATGTTATTTTTGTCAGTGCAGACGTATATGCTGACGTTCCTGGCACCATACTTACGAGGTTTGTAATTTCTGCTGGTAAATTTAATTGTGGAAGTTCTGGTATCTCTATGCTCTGTAATTTAGAAGTTAACGTATTAAGTTCCTTTTGTTTTTCCAAAAAGGCTGCGGCCGCATCTGATGCTGAAAAATCTAACTTAGATGTTACCTCATCAGCCGCAGCTTCAAGTTTTGCAAATACGTCATTCATTTCTGGACTTGCACCACATAGATTAGAATTTAAAAAATCAACCATTTATTTTCCCCTACCCTCCAGCAAAAGTATCAGCTGACCCAGAGGCAGATTGGTTGGGCACCCAACTCCCATGGCCGCCAGTGGCATCACCTTTTCTGTGAACACCAATACCATTTGCAAATACTGTAGAACTTCCAGCCGTAGCAGGATCAGCACATGAGGTAGTGTCACCAATACGAACAACCTTCGCTCCATTTACGTAAACATCAGGCGAACCCGTAGCGTAAGCAGTTTGGTGAAATGGATTTGGTGTTGGACTTGCGTGGCCAACATGACTATCTAACCCAACTCTTGTTATTTCTGGCATTTTTTCTCCTATGGGTTCAACTGAATATCTGGGCCACCAGTAATCTCTATGTCGCCGCTAGATGTGTGTGTCCATGTGCCACCTGT